AATGTAAATGTTGTAGGAACAGTTAATGCAACATCCTATGTTGGAGATGGCTCTGGTTTAGATAATGTTGATCCCTTTGAAGCTAATACATCAATGATTTTTAATCAAGCATCTGCTCCAACAGGCTGGACAAAACAAACAGGTGCAGCTTTAGCAAATACAGCGATGTCAATCGTAACAGGAACAGGTGGAGGCACAGGTGGTACAACATCTTACTTTTCATCTTTCTTGGCAACAACTGATAAGTCTGCCCCCGCACAACCCGTTTCAGGTTCTGTTTCAGGAACAGTGGGTGGGCACACATTATCAACACCAGAAATTTCAAGTCACTCTCATCCATCAGTTAGAGGTGTATTTCCATCTGGTAATGCAACGTGGGGAGGTGGTTTTCCTCCTGGTAATACTCAGTACGCCTGTGGCACAAGTACTTTTACTAGTGGAACAGGTAGTTCAGGTGGTGGTGGTTCACATTCTCACCCTTTTAGTGGTTCTCTTGCAAGCGCATCAGCAGACGTCACTATTCCAGCAGCTGATGTTCAATACGCAAACGTGATTGTTGCTAACAAAGATTAATGCCTATATTTGATCCAGACGGAAAATGTCCGTTACTCAATAAAAAATGCATCAAACATCAATGTATTTGGTATAATATGCTTCAGGGAACACACCCACAATCAGGAGCTAATGTTCAAGAATGGGGATGCTCAATTGCTTGGATTCCTTTATTATTGGTTGAAAATGGAAGACAAACAGTAGGAGTACAAGCGGCAACAGAATCCTTTCGAAACGAAATGGTAAAATCTCAAACAGCAATGAATAAGCTTCTACAGTCTAATGATTCAGCTAAAAATCTAGCAATGAATGCAGCTAGTATATTTGAATTGATAGGAAATCATCAAAGAGCGATTGAAAAAAATGATCCTAAAATGGAAGATGAAACTATTAGACAATTAAGCAATAATAAGATAAAAACAAAGAAAGGAAAAAAAGATGGCAATAACAGTAAATAATACAACGGCAAATCAAAGAATAACCATTGTTTTTGATGCTGCTATAAATAAAGATAATCAAAATGATGGTCCAAGATTTGGCACAGGAAACACAGAATCAGATGTAATGGTTGATAATAAAACTTATTTAAATATTAGATCCCATACTGAAATAGATGCAAATGTTCATGCTTTACAGTGGAATGCTACCACTAATACAGGTGAGTTAGAATACACTGATAATAGAGAAAATGAATCTTTATCTTCCTTTCCTCAGTGGGCAACCAATGTTGTTATAAGATGTGAAGCTCAAGATATTTGGCAAGCTGCTTATGATGCAAATGTTGCAGAACAAAAGGCGACTTGGACTGCCGCTAATCCTAATCCAGTTCAGTTTGTTGATTTTTTTGAAGCTAACACTACACAAGCTACAACTGTAGCAGATACAGCCAGAACAAATTATCTGACTGCACACAGTATTACTTACTAAGTTTTCTGTGTATAAATAAAAATGAAAGAATATATTTTAGAAGTCAAAAAAATAATACCTCAAACTTTTTGTAAAAAAATTATTTCTTATTTTGATAATAATTATCAAGATGCTAGCACTGCTAGTGTTGATGGCAGTGTAGTTAATAAAAATATTAGAAACTGTTTAACAAAAAACATTTTAGAAACTAAAACATTTGGTGAGCTCATTTGTTCTAATGCAATTAAAGAAAAAATATTTGAATGTGTTTCTCATTATAAAGAAAAATTTACTAATATACACATTAATAAAATATCTCAATTAGACATCCTTCGATATGATGCTAACGAACACAAAGCAGGTTATAAATTTCATGAGGATTTTGGACTGACTTGCACCGAAAGACATCTATCTATCTCTATTTGTTTAAATAATGAGTATAAAGGTGGTGAGTTTGTATTTAAGTTAGGAGATGGGAGTCAATTAACAATTCCTCAAAATACAGGAGATGCAGTGATTTTTCCCTCCAATTTTATGTTTCCTCATCAAGTCAACAAAGTTACAAAGGGTACACGATACGCTTTAATAGGATGGGTGATCTAATGCAACCAATTTTTATCAAAGAATTTTTACCTCAACAAATTTTAAATTTGGCTTATTCATATTCAATTATTAAATACTCAAATCAAAAACAATTTAATATTGATAATCAAACAAATTCTTTGATAGGCGAACATGCAGACTATTTAATGGAAACTTTGATGGATATGAGCACTTCTGTTGTGGAACAAAATGTAGGCAAAAAACTATGGCCAACATATTCTTATTTTAGAATTTATGATAAGGGGTCTGATTTAAAAATACACACAGACAGAGAGTCTTGTGAGTATACAGTGGCTTTGTGTTTAGGGGCTGATCCTGTCGATCATTCTTATGAAATATTTATGGGCAAAGAAGATAACACGTCTGATTATAAATATTACGATGACAAAGGTAATTATAACAGATATCGAATTGATCATAAATTTTCGATGTTACCTAATAATGCAGTTATTTTTAAAGGAATGGATAAAATTCATTGGAGAGAAGTGTGCACACACGATCATTTCATTACGGTATTTTTACATTATGTAGATCAAGAAGGTCCTTATAAAGACTACAAATTTGACAAGAGAGATTCTTTAGGTTCATCAAAGTGAAGTTTTATACTTTTGGTCTTCAAAGAACTTGCACTAACTTTGCAAAGCAGTTAATTCTTCAAAATTTTCACAGCGAATGGGGAAATATTAATGATTTTGGTCATTGGTCTTGGAAACACAGTCCTGACGCAGAACAAGCAACTGCTAGTTTATCATCAGAAACACCTTTAATTTTTTGTTATAAAACACCTCTCATGTGGATGGAAAGTATTATTAGGAATGATGTTGATTTTATTAATCGTTGGGGTTTAGCAAAGTATCCTGATTATCACGATGAAGAGCTTTTATGGGAAAACGCTTTGTATAAATTTAGTATTCCCCTTGCTATTGAAAAATGGATTGAGTTTCATACGGAGTGGATAAAATTCATACATCGTTCGAATTATATTATAATGAATCAAAGAAAAATGTGTGACCAACCCAGAGCGGTAGAAGTTTTATCTTTGATAGAAAGTAAGTTAAAACTACAAAAGAAAAATCCTCAATGGATATTATTTACTGATGCAGTTGATTATCGTGTTCGTATGACCGATAAAAGTTTTGACGAAAGAAAAAAGAACTATCTTCAAAATAAAACAACTAAATTGACTGATAAGCAGATACAATATATTAATAATAAAATACCACAAGAAATTATAAATTTCTTTGAGAAGGAGATATAAATGATCAAACCAGAAGAACTAAAAGATAAAAATTTCAAAATATCCATAGGGATGCCTATGTATGGAGGACTGTTAACCGAGAACACCATGCACGGATTATTACAACTCCAACAATGGTCTATCGCCAAAGGGGTGGGAATGCGAATGCAATCCATGGGCAATGAAAGTTTAATTACTCGTGCTCGTAACACGATTGTTTCCATGATGATGGATGATACCAATTATGTAGCCACACATTTATTGTTTATTGACTCCGATATTGGATTTCAAGCTGAAAATATACAACGCATGCTTTGTTTTGATAAAGATGTAGTCTGTGGTATTTACCCAAGGAAACATGTTCATTTTGAAAAAATACCTCAAATACTAAAAGATAACCCTGAAGCAAGCCCTGAAGAATTAGAGGTTAAATCTCTAGGATATAATCTTAATTTTGATGATCCCATGAATGTTAAAATGGAAAATGGTTTTTGTAGGGTACAGGAAGCAGCGACAGGAATGATGTTGGTTAAAAGAGAAGTTTTTCGTACCATGATGAAAAAGTTTCCTGAGCGTAAATATGAATCTGATCAAATTATCAATGGTAAGTCTTTTAAATCTGATAACTGTTATGACTTATTCTGTGCAGGTATCTATGAAACAAAACCAGGCACTAAAAGATATCTATCCGAAGATTATTACTTCTCAAGATTATGGCAAGAATGTGGTGGAGAGATATGGGCAGATATTGCTATGCCTCTAACACACTTTGGAAATAGAGCTTTCAAAGGTCATGTTGGTTCTTTATTTCAGAAAAAATGACCGATAATTTACAAAAAATTATTATTGATAATAATGAGTTTATAAGAAAATTTAATGTTTTAAATAATGAAGATAGATTATTAATCAAAAAAGATATTGATTGGGAACTCACTAATAGACCTTGTTCAAATTCTTCTATTCCACCTCATCAAACTTTTCCAGATTTATTTCATAGATATAAAAACAAAGAGCATTGGCAAAATTTATATAAAGCTTTTTCTGAAAAATCAGGTGATTTAGTTTTAAGCGATACTTGGGCAAATTTGTCTAATGAAGAAAACTGTTATTCTTGGCATAGTCACAAAAATAATAATCTAACCTGTGTATATTATTTGATTAGTCCTTATCCAGAATTTGGTACAAAGCTACAAAATGGTGTAATTTTAGAGGCTTTTGAAAATTCAATATTATTTTTCAATGGATCAATTATTCATTCTGTAACTAATATGCCCTCATTGTTGGGTAAATTTAATCATAGATATTCCGTTGTATTTGATTACAACTAAAAATAGATGAACTATAATATTTATCCTGTTAATTGGTTTCCTGTAACTGTTTTTCATACTCAAATAGATGAACAATTATGTGATAAGTTAATTGAAAAAGTCATGATTGACAAAGACACTTGGGTAAAAGGATTAAAAAATGTTCACGCTAAAACCACAGGTTGGAATTGTTTAAGCAAATATAAAGAAATAGATGAAATAAATTTATTAATGACTAAAACTTTGTTACCTAAAATAGGAGAGAGTCAAAACTGGAAATATAACAATTGGACAACAGTACATGCTTGGATAAATTTTTATGAAAAAGGAGATTTTACTCAACTTCACAATCACGGAGGAAGTGATTTCTGCGCTATTTTAATATTAAAACCAGGAGAAGGAAATCTTTGGTTTCATAATCATAGAAACATTTTAAGCCTATCTAGAAATTTTGAACAACACGCAGATGAAAAAATCAACGAAAAAAAGGGTACTTTAATATTTTTTTCATCTGATTTATTTCACTCTGTGTCTGAGTGCCAGTCCGATAGAATATCCGTTGCTTTTAATTTCTGTAATGAAGCTTTTCAATAGCTTTTAATTTTGATAAATTATAGTATATTGGCTTCATGCCACTAACTAATTTTACAATAAAACCAGGCATTAATAAAGAAGTCACCGATTACACGGGTCAAGGACAATGGGTAGACTCGGATAATGTACGCTTTTTTAATGGCCTTCCCCAAAAAATTAAAGGTTGGGACAAGTTTATTGAAACCACGATTGTCGGTGTGGTACGAGATCAACATGCTTGGATTGCTTTAGATGGTACAAGATATGATGCCTTTGGCACTGATCGAAAATTATACGTATATGAAGA